GCAAATGGACATCCCAGTAATTAACTTTACACCTAGCAAAGGAAATGATAAGCATGCTAGAGTAAACGCAGTAGCGCCTCTTTTTGAATCTGGAATGATATGGGCGCCAGATCAGAAATTTGCAGAAGAGGTTATAGAGGAATGTGCAGCATTCCCTAATGGCGATTACGACGACCTTGTGGATTCTACAACACAAGCTATCATGCGCTTCAGGCAGGGCGGATTGATAACTCACCCTGAAGACTATCTTGACGAGAAAAAAGACCCTACACCGAAGGTATATTATTAATGGTTAGCAGATTAAAAAATTTACGAGATTTAGTATATTCGATCATAAGAAAACGAGGCGTGGGCAAAGGTTCAGGAATCACGGATATTGGAACAAACACATTAAAACTAAATCAAGAGGCCATGGACATCATCGCTGAGATGCAGAAAGCAGGTTACAAACTTGAAAACATCGACGAAGCATCAATTAAAATATTTCTAAACAATAGAAACCAACCAGCTCCTAAAGGAAAAGAAATCATAGATTCAATGAAAGAAACAGATGTTTTCTCTCAAGATGATCCTTTTATCGGTTTTAAGCCCAAGATTGTTAAGGATACTAAAAAAGTTGATCCAGTCAAAGCAACTTCAGCTAAAGATCTGATGAGCGAACTGGCTAAACTGACAAGCAAAAATGTTGACGATATTAAATTAGGCATAGCGTCTAAAACTAAAAAAACAAAAGATCCTGTAGATCCTGTTCTACAAGAGTTAGAAGACAGAGCTAAACCTTTCAAAGAGTTTGAGGCTAGAGATAAAACAAGATCAGGTAAAATTAATTATGAAGTCATGGAAGATTTTTTAGGCACGAAACTTCGTGGCAATGAAAGCTTTGATGAATTATTAGAAATCGAGAGAAAAGCAAAAGCTAAAAAACCACCAGAGGATAAAGCAGACGGTGGCAGAATAGGGTTTGGAGATGGCAGTTCTGGATCTGGTTTACCTGCTATAGAATTAAAAAGTCAACCCAAAGGAGATCTACCACCAGTGATGCCTGAAACTTTTGGGTTTCAACCTTTAATGCCTATGATGAATGAAAAAATGATTACTGAAGGCAGTTCTTTAAAAGAACTTATGAAAGCAATTGGACAAAGAACTACACCTAATTTTGGCATAGGTTATAAGATGCCATTTATGGGTGGCACTCTAGGTTTTGGTGGTGGGCCTTTTATTGGTGATACATCCAATCAAGGCATAGGTTTTGGATTTAGAAAATCATTTAAGGACGGCAGTAAAATGTCTCGTAGAACATTTTTAAAATTAATGGGTGGACTTGCAGCACTACCTATTGTTGGTAAATACTTTAAAGGCGCTAAGACTGCTGCTAAAGTCACTGAGGCAGCAACTTCTACTTCTGGTGTGCCAACATACTTTCCAAAACTTGTAGAGAAGATAAAAGAATTTGGTACAGATGTAACACAAAAAGCTGCAACAGTAGAACGTCAAAGAGTTATTGAATATAAGAATTATGAACTTACTGAAGATTTAACTACTGGAGACATGAGAGTTGTAAAAACAGATGAGGGCATGGGAACTTTTCAAACTGCAGATGGAGACTTTGATACTTTCGATGGAATCTCATCTCAAGAAGTTATGGACTTTAAAAAAGGGTATCAAGAGATAGATCCTAAGACTGGAAAAACTATTGAGGTTCCTGATGAGTATGAAGAAGTAACAGTTAGACCAGACATGGACGGTAAAATGAAAGACGTTGAAGATGGTTTAGATAATCTTGATGAAATTTTAAACGAGGTTGGAGAAGTTCAAACTAAAAAGAAAAAACTTGCAAGTGGCGGTATCGCCTACATGCTAGGAGAGTAATGAAGATTAACGAATATAATCAGATGATGGCTTACTTAATTAAGCCAGATAAAAAACCTGTAACACCAAAAAGCAAACCAAAAAAATCTACAAGAGAAGCTTACAAAGAATATCTAGAGATTAGACCTTTCTTAGATGCAGAGTCTCAAATGTTTATAGAGAAGGAGTTGGGATTTGCAATGGGTGGATCTGTGGAAACACCTAAACGTGGCTTGGTTGATGAACCTGGAAGTTATAGTGGTGAAAAAATATTAAAAACATATGCTCCAGGTTTTGTAAGACTTGAAGACATGAAAATAGGCGACAAAAAAGGACAACCTCGTTATGAAGTTAGGTTAACCAGAACAACGGAAGATGGTAAAAAATTTAAAATTAATAAAAAATTTACCAATTACAAAGATGCAGAAAAAGCATACTATAGTTTTGATAAAAAATATCCTAGAATAATAAGAAATCCAGACGACCTTGAAAAATTATTACCTAAATTTAAAGCTTTAATTAACAAACCTAAAAAATACCCTAGTCAAGCTTCTATAATTAAAAAATTAGAAATTGATAAGGGAGTATTTAACACACTTTTAAATTTATATGAAAAAGAGGGAAACGTTTTGCCTAAAAATCGTTTTCCAGGAATACAAACAACTTTAGCTGGTGGTAAAAGACAACAGATTATTGATGCTTACAAAACAAATAAAAATTTAAACATTCAAGATCTTGCAACTAAATTTAAAGTTGATCGTACAACAGTTCGTAGAACACTTAAAGACGCAGGTTTAAGAGATCCCTCAGAGTTTCAAAATATAAGCGATCCTGAAAAGAAAACAAAAGCTAAATATCGTTATGGAGAATTAAAAAAAATATCCGTGCCTGCTTACGAACAAAAATTGAGAGGAAACAAATATGTTAGTTTACACCATGGAGACTCTAAAAGATTTAACGTTACAACAAGAACTTTGGGTTATGCTCCTCCTAGAGTTAATACTTTTTTATTACCTAAAATAGAAAAATATTTAAATAATTTATATGATCAAAGAGAAGCTTTATTAAAAAATAAACCTAAAGATCTTGTTGAAAAATTAGAATTAATTAACACAAAAGGGTTGAATGCAGTTAGTGCTCCAGAAGTAAAAGGTTATTTAAACTTTAAAATCATGGATCCAATAACTTATAAAATGTCTGATTTTGGTATGGACATTAAAACTACAATAGATCCAGCTGATTTATTAAAAGGAAAAAACATAAAAGATTTGTCCGCTTTTGATAAAGATCTTATCGAATTAAATAGAAAAGAAGTAAAGGCATCTCAAAGAGGAGCTACTTTACCTAAAACTGTAGTTTATGGTCCAAAAACTGGTCCAATGCCAGGTAAAGGAACAAAATCAACATATGGTTCGCAAGCTCAAAAAATAATTCAAAATGTAGAAAAAATGGCAGAAAATACTCTTGCAGCTCTTGGCTGTCCAGGTAAAGCAACGGGCGGTCGTATTGGTTTTCAAACAGGTGCAACACCCACAGCACAGTGTATTGCACGTGGCGCAGAAAAAATTAACTTTGGTAATATTAAACCTGGAGCTGAAGCTAAAAACGCAACAAAGTTTTTAAAAGGGGCATATAAACTTGGAAGAAATGTTGTTAAGTTTGGTGTGATTCCTGAAGCTATGTATGTAACAGGGGAATCATTATTTCGTATGGGTTTAGGTGATACAAAAGAAGAAGCGTTTAATAGAGCGACAGACTTTTTAAGACCAGGTGATCAAACGGAAAAGGCAAATATATTAAGAGACATCAGAACGTTGAACCCAGAAATTGCGTCGATAATTGTAGGTGCTAACGATTATAAAAAAGCAGTAGAAAATTTAAAAAACACTATTACACAAAGAGATCAAAACCAAGCAGTTTTAGATGACAGTGAATTTGGTTATACATCAAATATTAACTCAAGACGTCAATTAGCTATAGATGAACAAAAAGTAAAAAAAGCACAAGAAGATTTAAGAGCTAGGTTTCAACCAGAAGCAGTTACAGATTTTGCGGCTATGAAAGAAGCTGAATCGCAAGATATTGCAAAGAGTCAAGCCTTCTTTCCTAAATTTGTTCAAAAAGCTAGAGACAGTCAAATAGATAGTGATATTGAAACAATAGCAGCGCCAGAGATAAAACAAAAAAAGATAGCAGCACCTATGCTTACCATAGATGACCTAGCTTTCAGTACAGGATTAGATAGAGACACACTTGATACTTATAGAACACTCAGCCCAGATATTAATAAAGCAGTGCTAGAAGAACTTTTTAGTTCGGGTAGAGCAAATCTTGCAAACAGAGAAAGATTGTTTGGTACATCAGGATTATTTTTTGGACAACCAATATCACAAAAACCTGCATACGATTTTGCAGGAGGCGGCATAGCTAAATTAGCTGGTAAATCATCGGGCCCGCCACCAGAATCAGGACCTACACCACAGGGCTTGGATTTTCTAATGAAACGTGGTAGATAAATGACGGAGTAATAAATGGCAGATATAGACAAAGGACTCCCTAGTAATACTCGTACCGAAGTAAAAGTTCCTGGCGCGGAAGAGGTCGAAGTAAAAGAGGAGATCAAAGAACAGTTACCAGTAGAAGTTACACCTGAAGAAGATGGAGGTGCGACTATCAACTTTGAACCAGGTTCTATTAACATACCTGGCACAGAATCTCATTTTGATAACCTAGCAGATATTTTACCTGATGATGTTTTAAATCCATTAGGTAATGAAATGAAAACAAATTACATGGACTATAAAATGTCCAGAAAAGATTGGGAAAAATCTTATACTGACGGGCTTGATTTACTCGGATTCAAATATGAAAACAGAACAGAACCTTTTCAAGGTGCATCGGGTGCCACGCATCCTGTTCTTGCAGAAGCTGTAACACAGTTTCAAGCAACAGCTTACAAAGAATTATTACCAAGCGATGGTCCAGTTAGAACACAGATCTTAGGAATTAAAACACCAGCTAAAGAGCAACAAGCAAAACGTGTAAAAGATTTCATGAACTATCAGATCATGGATCAAATGAAAGAATACGAACCAGAGTTTGATTCTATGTTATTTCATTTACCATTGGCAGGATCTACATTTAAAAAAGTTTATTATGATTCTTTAATACAAAGAGCTGTATCAAAATTTGTTCCTGCTGATGATCTTGTGGTGCCTTACACGGCAAATAGTTTAGATGAAGCAGAATCTATTATACATGTTTTAAAAGTTTCTGAAAACGATTT